AGGCGTCGGCGCCCATCAGCACCGGACCCAGCGCCTTGCCGATTTCATCCGACACGAGCTCGATGAAGCCCTCGTCCCATTGCGCCGGATCGAGGATCTGCCCGGTGTAGACGAGGAGCGCGTTGGCGACGTTGGTCAGGATGACCTTGCGCGTCGGCAGGAAGCCGATGTCGTTGTCGATGGAGAACCGCTCGTAGCGCGGATCGTAGTTCGGAATGGCCATCGGGGGCCGCTTGACGCCGCGGATCTTCACCGCATCCTGCGGATAGGCGTATTCGAACTTCCACGGCAGGCTTGGGTAGGCCGGCGTCCACGGGACGGTGACATAGGACGGCGGCGCCCGCTTGAGAAGGATGCCCTGAATGTTGCGCTCCGCGAAGTCCCAATCCCCGGTGTAGAGGGTGTGGTCGCGGATTTCGGAGTAGCAGTTGAGCGCCGCGCGCGACGCTCGCGAGCCGTCGTAAAGATCGACAACGGTCTGGTTGTAGCCGATCTTGGCGAGGCCGATGTTGACGACGTCTTCGGCCCTTTGGACGGTGGTGGTCATCCGTTTATCTCAGCCGCCACTTTGATTTCGGACACTTCAATCTCCTCCAAGAGCTTCATCATGTTGGCGTCGGTCTCGATGAGGGATTTCAGGTTCTTGCCAAGCGCCCCGGCGAACGCCTCGAGGAACAGGGTGTCCCACTGCGCCGGGTCCGTGACCTGCGCGGTGTAGACGAGGGTGGCGGCCGGGAAGTAGCTCCAGATCACCTTGCCCTTGACCGGGTCGTCGCCAATCACCCAGAGCGACGGGATCGGGTTCAGGGGATCGTAGCCGACAGGCTTGAGCATTCGGATCTGGATGGCGTCGACTGGATAGACGAAGGCGGAAATCCACGGGTAGGGCGCCATCACCCCGGCCAGCACCGCCATGACCTCCTTCTGGGCGAAATTCCACATCGAGTAGCGCAACATCGAGTCGCGGGTCTGGCCATAGACGTCGAGCGCCTTCTTGGCCGCCATCGAGCCGTCGTAGAGGCTACCGATGCGCGAGCGGAAGCCGATCTTGGCCAGCGCGTAGTTGCAGATGTCGTTCGGGGTGGTCAGGGTGACGGCCATTCAGGAGAAGACCCCATGAACAGGTTGAGGAAGGCGGCGTTCGCGACCCGCGTGGTGCGCCAGCGGGACCGGGCGAAAGCCGCGCGGCTGAGGAAGATCGAAACCCAGCTTTTCATCGAGAGCATTGAGCGGCGCACGAAGGACACCCTCGAACTGGGGAAAATGCTGCGCGAAGTCCACGGCTCTCCGCTAAACATCGACACGCGCGGCGCCGAGCTGGACCATCGTCCCAACTTCTTCGAACAGGCTCTGCGCAAGGTCGGGCTTGCCTAGCAGCGAGATGGCGAATTCAGCCGCGAGATAGCGGACCACGGTCGAGCGGAAAATCGGATCCCATGTGGTCTCGATTGGGTTGCCGTTGAAGACCGCGACGGCGTTGGCGAGATTTGCCCAGATCACCGAAATGCTGTTCTGGATCGCGCCGCGCACCCAGTTGGTCGGCACCGGGTTGAGCGGGTCGGCCAGCGACGGCGGGATGATCTGCCAGATCTGCACGCAATTGGCCGGGAAGGCGTATTCGAAGCTCCACGGGAACGGGGCCGGGTTGCCGGTGAGAACGAGCGCGACCGTGGTGCGGGCGAAGTCCCAGTTGTTCATGCGCGCGACCGCGGCGATTGACGGCGCGTAGATGAGAGCCGCCGACTGACCAGCCGTCGAGCTGTCGAAACTGGGCGCGGTCCCGGTCACGGGCGGGCCGTCGAAGCCGATCAGTTGCAAGCTCTCGTTGACCAAATCCGCGCTTACGGTCATGGCTCAGTCCGGTACGAAGGGGGTGGGCGCGACGTAGAAAGTCCCTTCCGCCGCGGCGGTGAAGGGCGTGGTCGCCTCCCAGCGGTAGTTCCAGAGGCCGACTTCCGGGATCGCGGTGACGATGGCCCAGGTGTAGACCCCCGGCGACGGGTTGCCGAAGCCGGTGATGATGTCGATTTCCAGCCCGGCCGGCGTCAGGATGCGGGCCTTGAGCGTGGTCGCAGCTTGTGGAACGAGCGTGGTCGGATTGGCGAACGCGACGCCAATGATGACCGTTTGGCCTGGCACATAGACGTTCATGCGTAATCCGATGCCGCTGAAACGATGAAGGCGATGTCGCTTGCGACCGCCATCACCAGAGCGTTGTCCTCTGCGGTCGCTTGGACGAGGTCCGGGCTGGTGATCCTCGTCCCTTCGTGGTCGAACGCTCGCGCGCGGACGAGAGGGGTGTCGGACGCGACGGCGGTGGACGGCTCCGCGGTTGGCAGGCGGAAGGCCAGCAGGAGGCCGCGCGCCGCCGTCCTCGCCAAGCCATAGGCGAGAAGATGCCCGTTGAACGGACTGATGAGCTCGCCAAGCCCGGACGATATGGCCTTGCCGCGCCCGGCCAGAGAGGCAGGCCCGGAGCCGAAGATCGTAGCGAGCCCGGACGTTATGGCCCTGCCGCGCCCGAATAACCCCGTTCCAACTGCCGCCGCTGCGGCGCCGAAGGACATGGCTCGCCCGCGCGCCGCCAGCAGCACTGCGGGGATGGCCGTCGCCAGCACCGCCCGCCCGAACGACATCGCAGCGCCGGACCCCGACAGCGGTTGTGGGGTAGCGCCAGCGACCGACGCCCATTCCTCGAGCGCGACTTGCGTCACCTGCGCGAGCGCGAGCGGCGCGACCCACTCTTCGACCGAGACTTGGGTGACTTGCGCGACCGCCGAAAATCCGAACTGCTCGACGGAGACTTGCGTGACCTGGGCGGAAAGGTTGGTCAGATTACCGAACTGTTCGACCGAAACCTGCGTGTCGCGGGCGAACGTGGTCGAGACGATGGTCAGCGTCGGCGTCTGAGTGTAGGTGTTTGCTACGCTCCCATTCGGATAAATGCGGAAGGCGTAGGTGTCGCCGTTGGCGATTTGCAACGACTGGAACTCGATCCCGAATTCGATTTCGGTGTAGTCGCCAGTCGTCAGAATAAAAGCCGAAGTCGCTCCGGTGAAGTCGTACTGACCGTTCTGGAAGACCCCGCTCGCGCCGGTCAGGAGGCTTGAGCTGATCGCTGAATTGTCGGCGCTCGCGCCCCCGGTGGCGTCGGTCGAGTAGACCGGGTTTGCGCCAACAGAGTTTGGAATTAAGGCATAGGCGCCCGCGTTCTTCGATACGAAAAGTTGGTAGGTGATGCTGGCTGTACTTGTCGCGCCAGTGTTTGCGAGCGCAAACCTTATCCTGAATGCAACCCCATTCGGCGGCGTGGCGACGGCGTTCTGAGCCGCGAGCCAGACCGGCGTGCCGCCTTGCGCGGCGGTGGCGTCAGTCCTGATCCGAAAGGCTTGCTGGTCGGTGTTGACGGCCATGTCATGCGATCAGTTTCGGCCCGATCTGAACCACATCGACCGCCGTGGGAGCCCACGCCAAGCCGGTATTCGGATCGACCATGTCCGTCCGCCAAGCCCATTGAAAGCCAGAAGGCGTCAGCACCAGGTTAGGCGTAGCCACGGTGGTCGCTCCGCTCTTCAACTGAACGCCCAGAACCCTGGTCCCCGCATCAGACTTCATCGCGTAGGCGCGGAGGACCGTAGCAATCACGGAGGCCGGGACCGAAGGGATCGAGGCGATGCTGTAGAAGTCCGTGTCGCCGGGATTGCTGTCGTAGATGTAGCTCGTCAGGCCGTCCTCCTGCGGCTCATTGACCAGATCGGCATTGTTGGTCGTGTTTATGAACGTGGTCCCCGCCATGATATTGTTGACGCTCAGGCTCGACGGGTTCGCCACCGGGAAACTCGCGTAAGACGTCGAGTTGATGACGCTCGTTGCATTGCTTCCCGCCTGCGCCGAGAACAGGCTTGTGACCGTCGCGTCGACGGACCATGCGATCCAGATTTTCTGCCCGGCCGTGACGGCGACAGGCGGCGAAAAGGTGAAGGTCGCTGGCCCAGCCGCCGGATTGGTGATGATGGCTGTCGCCGTGCCGAGTATCGACCCCGGCACCCCAGCGTTGTCGGCAAAGATGGCGCCCTTGATGTTGACGGTGGCGCCAGTCGTGATCGTGGTCTGAAACGATGCAACGCTTCCAGCGTAGGGCATCGTCTGCTGAAGATACCATGATCTATTGGCCGTC